GTAAGTCCGTCGCCGCACCCTCGGCCACCATCGCGCTCTCTGCCGCGCCACCGACGATCCTGGCGGCTTCCGGCATCAGCGTGGATGTTCCCGCCGCCACCATCCTCCTCGGCGGCGAAGCGCCGTCGATCTCGGCTGGCAAGAGCATCAGCGTCCCGCTCGCCTCGGCTCAGGTTCTCGCTGCGCTCGCGCCGCAGCTGGCGGCGGGCAAGAGCATCGTGGTCCCTGCCGCGACGATCACGCTCACCGCCGCGTCTCCGACGCTCGCGGCGGGCAAGGCGGTCGAGGTCGCCGCTGCCGCCATCGCCATCGGCGGCATTCCGCCGCGCATCCAACTTATCGCGCCTCCCGGCACGCTACGGACGATCAGGGATGCCATCAGGACCGCCTGGGATGCCCGCTGGCCGCATGGAACCAGTTACCGGGTACTCTGGCAGGTCAACGACAACGAGAGCGTCCCAGAGCCCGGCGAGGCGCGCGCGTGGGTGCATGTGATGATCGACTTCGACGGCGAGGATGTGCGCGCCTATGCCGGCGGTCGCGAGGCGTCCGACCGCGAATGGCGCGGAACGGTCGAGATCCGCGTCATCGCTGAGACGGGCTACGGCGACGACGCCGCGCTCGACCTGCTCGATGACGCGGTCGGCGTCTACCGCTCGCGCCGCGAGGCAGGGCTGTCCTTCCTTGAGGGCTCCACCGAGATCTTCGACAGCGCGACCGAGGACGGCGCGTGGTTCGTGCGCGGCACGATGCTGCCCTGGACCTACGAGTATCGGGCATGAGCCTCCGCACCACCATTCGCACCGAAATCAAGGCCGTCTGGGACGCGCGCTGGCCGCACGGCGAAACCTACCGCGTCATCTGGCACCAGAACGACCATCCCGACACGCCGACACCGGGCGAGGTGCAGCACTGGCTGCACCTGCACGCCGAGTTCTCGCGCGAGGAGATGCGCGCATTTGGTGGCGGCTCGCTCGCCAATGAGCGGCTCTGGTTCGGCGCGGTCGCTGTGCGCGTGTTCAGCGAGGTTGGCATCGGCGAGGACGTCACCCTCGACCTCCTCGATGCCGCCGTCGTGGCGCTTCGCGCGCGGCGCGCGGGCAATCTGACCTTCGTCGGACCTATCGTCGGCATTGCCGACACAACACGCTCAAACGGCGCGTGGTATAGTCGCGGCGCGTCGATCCCGTTCCAATATCGCTTCCAGGGCTAAGGAGACCCGATCATGCCGATCAGTGAAGGCGTGCAGTCACGCATCGTCTACAAGGCTTACAGCAGCGGGTCGATCACGGCCAACAGCGAGCCGAGCACCGCGACCGATCCCGGCTCGTCCGGCGGTCAGGTTCTGCGGCGCGTGTCGTCCAGCTTGAACCTGGTGAAGGACAGCTATCAGTCCGAGGAAATCAGGACCGATCGGCAGATCGCGGATTTCCGCCACGGGCTGCGGCGCGTCGAGGGCGCAATCTCGGGCGAGCTTTCGCCGAGCACCTATTTCGAGTTGCTCGTCGCCGCGCACCGCGACGCGGCGGTGTCGGCGCTGTCGCTGTCGAATACGCAGTTCACCTCGGTGACAAGCGACAATTCAGCCTCGACGTTCACGTTCACGGCGGGCGATCCGGTGACGAGCGGTCTGCGCGTCGGCGACATCATCCGCTTCGGCACGCTGGCGACCGCGGCGAACAACGACCGCAATTTCGTGATCCGCAGCTTCGGCGGAACGTCGAACCGCACCGTCACCGTCAGCCCTGCGCCGACCACCGACGCGGTGGCCGACACCAGCTTCACCGTGACGCGCCCCGGCAAGACCACCATCGTCCCGGCCTCGGGCTTCACCGCGCGCAAGTTCGGCATCGAGGAATACCGCGAAGATCTCGACCTCTCGCGCCTCTTCACGGAATGCCGCGTCTCGGGCTACTCGCTGTCGCTCCCGGCCACCGGCCTCTCGACGGTGGAGATCCCGGTGATGGGCCGTAATGCGGTGTCGCTGTCTGCGGGCAGCGCGCCCTACTTCACCGCGCCGACCGCCGCGACCACGACCTCGGCTTGCGCCTCGGCCAACGGTCTGATCCTGTCGCCGGATGCGGGAAGTTCGCCGCTCGGCATCGTCACCGGCATCGACATTGCGCTCGATCTCGAGGCCGAAATGCAAGCGGTCATCAACCAGAACATCGCGCCCGAGATCTTCCTCGGTCGCGCGAATGTCACCGGCACGGTGTCGGCGTTCGTTGAGGACTTCGCCTTGTTCAATGCGTTTTTGAACGAGAGCGAACTCCAGCTGATCGTGCGCGTGGACAGTGGCTCGGCGGCGAACGCCGATGCCATCTGCATCTACCTCCCGCGCGTCAAGCTCGGCGGCGCGGACATGCCGCTGTCCGGCGCGAACGGCCAGACCATCTCGCTGCCGTTCCAGGCGTTGCGCTACACCGGCAGCGCGGCGGGGCGCGACACGACCACCATCCGTATCCACGACACGGCGGCCTGAGCATGTCGCGTTTTGCCGGTCTCGGCGCGTCGGTGGACAAGCCGACGCGCTGCTATCTCTCGATCCCCGTCGCCGGTCGTCCGCCGCTTCTGTCGCGCGATGGCGATCCCGCCTACATCGACTGCCTGTCGCTCGACAGCCGCGAGGCTGGCGCGCAGCGTCGCGCATCCGCCATCGCGCGCCTCGACCGTCGCGCGGCGAAACTGACTGCCGACGACATCGAGGCCGAACAGGTCGGGATGCTGGTGGCGCTCATCACCGGCTGGCGGCTCTATTCGCTGGCCGGCGATCCGCTCGACGTCGAGTGCGACGAGGCCGCGAAGCGGGAGTTGATGAGCGACCCGACGTTCGCGTGGGTGCGCCGCCAAGTCGAGGAGCACATCGGAGACCTGGGAAACTGGTTGAGCGCGACGGCGAACTGATCGCCTTCGCGCATCACCGTTTCGACCTAGACTTGCCGCGCAAAGGCGGGCGCAAGCGCGACCACCTGGAGAGTGTCGCGCGGCAGCTAGGACGCCGCCCTGCGGGCCTCGACGGGCCACCACTGCCCGCGTGGGGCGAGCACATCTGGTCGGCGTGGCTCGATCTCCACCAGGGCCGTCGCATCGGCTTCAACGGTGTTGAGCCGCTGTCCTGGGCCGATCTCGACGCATGGTCGAGGCTGACCGGCGCGAAGATGCGGCCTGACGAGGTGGCGCTTCTGATGCGGATAGATCGCGAGTTCTTCGCCGTGCGCGGCGAGATCGAGGGGAAAAAATGATCAACGCGCCGAAAGAGTCGATCCTTCGCGCTGGCCTCGACGCGAGCGAATACACGCGCGGCGCGCAGGAGATTGACCGGGCGAACGAAGCTATGGCGGCGAGCGCCGCCGAGGTCGAACGCGCGAACCTGACCGGGGCGCAGGCACTTCAGGCATTTGAGGAGGCCGAGCGTCGCTCGGCCAAGGCGAAGGGCGAACTGGCACGCTCGCAGAAGCTGATCGCCGAGGCTGTGCAGCGCGGAGCGATCACCGAGGAAGATGCGGCGACGAAGAATGCCGCCGCTCAATCTCGCTACGAGCAAGCCCTGCTCAGGACGTCCGAGCAGACGCGCCGCACATCGTCCTCTCAGGAGGAGATGACGCGGACCATCGTGTCATCCGCGACGAGCATGGATCGCCTCCAAGGATCGCTCGATAAGGGCTTCGCGTCCCAGTTGCGCTACGAGCAGATCGTGGACCGCGTCAATTCCGCGATGGAGCGCGGACGCATCTCGCAGGAGCGCGGCGCGCAGATCATCAGCCTTGCTCAGCAGCGGTACATGTCCGCCGCGACGGCGACGGCGGCGATGGGAGCGGCGACTGCGGCGGCTGCGACGTCGAGCAGACAGTTCGGCTTCGTCGCGCAACAGTCCGGCTATCAGCTGGGTGACTTCGCCGTCCAAGTCGCGAGCGGTCAGTCTGCGATGGTCGCGTTCATCCAGCAGGGCTCACAGTTCCTCGGCATCTTCGGGGCGTTCGGCGCAATCGCCGGAGCCGCACTCGCCATCGGCGGCGGCATCTACATGATGTTCGACAAGATGGCCGAGAATGCGAAGGCCGCGACCGATGAGGTCTCTGCCTTGACGGAAGAGATCAAGCGCATGAGCGAGGAGAGCGCGAGGCGCGGAAGAGGACAGACCGGCATTCGCGCGAATGTGCGGCTTGAAGGCTTGATGGCCGAGCGCAATCGCCTGTCCAGCATGATGACTACAGGCGGCGGCGCAGCGGCGTCGAGCGAGATGTCAGGAATAGTCGAGGCTCAAGCGGCGGCAAACGTCGCGGCCATTCAGTCGCAGATCGACGCCATCAATAAGCTGATCCGAGAACATGATCGGCTCGTTGAGGAACAAGAGCAAGTGGACATGAGTACCGCCAACTTGAAGCGAAGCGGCGAGGAGTTCGAGGAGCAGAAGAAGCGCGAAGCCGAGGCCATCCGTGACGCCGCTCGCGCGCAGGAAGAGGCCGAGCGTGCGCGCCAGCGCTTCCTCTCCGATGTCATGTCCCTCGAAAACACCCTCGACCCGCTGACCGCCGCGACGCGGCGCTGGGCCGACCAGCAGGCGCTGCTGGCCCAGGCGCTCGACGCGGCGATCATCAGTCAGGAACGGTACAACGAACTGGTCGCGATGTCGGACGAGGCGTTCCGCAAGGCCACCGAGAAGCAGACCGAATACCTGACCGGCATCGAGAAGCAATCGCGTCAGAACGAGAACCTCGCGCGCGATCTCGGCCTGACGTTTGAGTCGGCATTCGAGGACGCGATCCTGCGCGGCGAGAAGCTGCGCGGTGTGCTGGCCGGGATCGCGCAGGACATCGCGCGCATCATCCTGCGCCAGACGGTCACGACGCCGCTCGCCGGTCTCGTCATGGGCGGGCTTTCCAGCGCACTCGGCGGTCTGATCGGCGGCGGACCAAGCGACATTCGCGGACCGGGCGGCTCGACCAGCATTCCATTCGGCGGGCCTCGCGCTCTCGGCGGGCCGGTCGAGGCGGGCAGCGCCTATCTGGTCGGGGAGCAGGGACCGGAGTTGTTCATGCCCGGTCAGTCGGGCCGCATCATCCCGAACGGCCAGACAGGCTCCACCGTGGTCAACCAGACGATCCAGATCAGCGTCGGCGTCGCCCAGACCGTCCGCGCCGAGATCGCCGCCCTCATGCCAGCCATCAAACGGCAGACGGTCGATGCGGTGGCGGACGCCAGGATGCGCGGCGGATCGTTCGCGGCGGCGATGGGAACCTGATCATGACCATTTCCTATCCGATCTCCCTTCCGACATCCGGCGGCTACGCGCGCGTCGAGTTTCGCATGTCGAACGTCGTCGGCGTCTCAACGTCGCCGTTCACGCTCCAGCAGCAGCTGGTCCGGCACCAAGGCGCGCGGTGGGAAGCGGACGTCACCGTCGCCGAGATGGAGCGCCCCGCCGCCGAGGAATGGATCGCCGCGCTAGCCTCGCTGCGCGGGGCCTGGGGCACGTTCCGCCTGGCAGATCCCGGTGGCGCAACGCCGCGTGGCACATGGGCGGGCACGCCGCTCGTCAAGGGCGCGGGTCAGACCGGCGAGACGCTGCTGGTCGATGGCTTCTCGGCGGGCGCGACGGTCAAGGCGGGCGACTACTTCCAGATCGGTGATCGGCTCTACAAGGTGCTTGTCGATGCGACCGAGAGCAGCGGCGAGATCACGCTCGATATCTGGCCGCGTCTGCGCGAGAGCCCGGCGGATAACGCCGTCGTGACGACGAGCGCCGCCAAGGGCTTGTTCCGCCTCGAGTCGAACACGCAGGGCTGGGCGCTCCAGGGCGCGGGGCTGCGCTACACGCTCGCCTTCGGCGCGGTCGAGGCGATCTGATGGCGCGCGACCTAACCGCCAGCGTCATCACGCAGCTACAGGCCGCGTCTGTCGAGGTCGGCATCCTGTTCGAGGGCGAGTTTGCCTCGGGCTGGGTGCGCTTGTGGTCCGGCATCGGCAACCTGTCCTGGGACAGCAAGACATGGTCCGGTGTCGGCACGCTCCTCGGCATCTCGGCCATCGATGAGACGAACGAGATCCGTGCCTCGGGCCTGACGGTGACGCTGTCCGGCGTACCATCCGACCTGCTCGCCGCCGCGCTTGGTGACGCGCGCTCGGGCAAGACCGGCCGCGTCTATCTCGCGTTCTTCTCCGGCGGCTCGGTGGTCGCAGACCCGGTGCTACAGTTCGAGGGCCGCCTTGACGTTCCGGCCATCGAGGACGGCGAAGACACCGCCACCATCGCCATCAGCTACGAGAGCGAACTGATCGACCTGGAGCGCGCCCGCGAACGCCGCTACACGCCCGAGGATCAGGCAATCGATTACCCCGGCGACCTCGGTTTCGCGTATGTTGCGAGCCTACAGGACGCGCAAATCACATGGGGCCGCTGATGATCGCACGCCGCGAAGATTGGCCGTCGAGGCTCGCCGCCGCGCTGGAAGATGCGCGCGACAAGCCGTTCCAGTGGGGTGTTCACGACTGCGGTCTCTTTGCGGGCGACTGCGTCCGCGCGATGACCGACACCGACCCGGTGGCGCTCTATCGCGGCCAATACACCGACGAGGAAGGCGCGCGCGCCGCGATGCTCGCGCTGTCCGGCGGCGGGCTGCGTGCGGTGTGGAGCAAGGCTCTCGGTCCGGCGATGAACAACGTCCTCATGGCGAAGCGCGGCGACGTCGTGCTGGTCACGACCGACTATGGCGAGACCGAGGCCACCGGGATCGTCGCAGGATCGCGCGTGGCGTGCCTTAGCCAGTCGGGGCTACTGATGATGCCTTCGCGCTGTATCGTCGCTGCCTGGGGCGTCTGATGCCGTTTGTTGGGGCCGCCGTCGCCGCTGCACTTGGCCTGACAGGAACGGTCGCGACGGTTGTTGCGTTTGCCGTCAACATCGTCGCCTCAATCACCATTTCCGCTCTGGCCGGATCGATCTTCCGACCGAAGCTTCCGAAACTCTCCGATCCCTTCGCCGGCGCTCAACGCACGCAGACCGTGCGGGAGCCGATCACGCCGTGGCGCGTGGTCTATGGTCAGGTGCGGACCGGCGGTTCGATCACGTTCCTGCATACGACCGACAGCAACGCGAAGCTTCACCTCGTCATCACGCTCGCCGGTCATGAGTGCGAGGAGATCGGCGACATCTATTTCGATGACGAAATCGTCCCGCTTGACGGCGCGGGCGAAGCGACCGGCAAGTATGCCGGCTACGTGCGCGTCCAGAAGAAGCTCGGCACCGATGGGCAAACAGCCTTCGCGGACCTGATAACCGAGGCAAGCGACAAATGGACCGCTGACCACCGGCAGCGTGGCCGCGCGTGCATCTACGTCCGGCTGACCCACAATTCCGACCTGTTCGCATCCGGCATCCCGAACATTACCGCCGTCGTGAAGGGCAAGAAGGTCTACGACCCGCGCACATCCACGACCGCCTGGAGCGCGAACGCCGCGCTCTGCCTGGCCGACTACCTGACCGATCCGGTGCGCGGCCTGGGCGTGGACTACGCCACGCGCATCGATGAGGCCGATCTGATCGCCGCCGCGAATGTGTGCGACGAGAACGTCACGCTCGCGGCGGGCGGGACCGAAGATCGCTACACGATGAACGGCACCTTCGACACGTCGCAGCGCCCGCGCGACATCATCGCATCAATGACAGGCGCGATGGCGGGCCGCGCGTCGCTGGTCGGTGGGACATGGTCGATCTTCGCGGGCGCATACACCGCGCCGACGATCACGCTGACCGAGGCTGATCTGCGCGGACCGATACGCGTGTCGTCGCGGCTGAGCCGTCGCGACTTGGCAAACGGCGTCAAGGGAACGTTCGTGAGCCCCGAAAACAAGTGGCAAGCCTCGGACTTTCCATCGGTCACGAATGCCACCTACGTCTCCGACGACGGCGGCGAGAAGCTCTGGCGCGATATCGACTTGCCATTCACGACTTCTGCCGCCACTGCGCAGCGGATCGCGCGCATCGAATTGCGAAAGGCGCGGCAGCAGATCAGCGTGCAGCTGGCGGCGAAGCTGACGGCGTATCGCCTCGTTCCTGGAGATGTGGTCGGCATCACGAACACGCGCATGGGCTGGACGGCGAAGCCTTTCGAGGTCACCGGCCTCCGCTTCGTGGCCGATGGCGACGGCAGTCTCGGCGTCGATCTCGATCTGCGCGAGACCGCCTCGACCGTCTACGATTGGACGGCGGGGACCGACGAAGAAGAGGTCGATCCCGCGCCGGATACCGATCTGCCGAACCCCTTCAGTGTCAGCGCGCCGACGTCGCTGGTCCTGGCGAGCGGCGATGCCGAGATCCTTCAGCTGGCCGAAGGCTCGGTCATCTCGCGCATCAAGGCGACATGGACCGCGCCGAGCGATGCCAGGGTCGCAAACTACGAGCTAGCGTGGAAGAAGAGCGCCGAGACCGACTGGGATAGCGTGCTTTCGTCAGCGTCCGTATCGGTCGGCTACGTCGCGCCGGTCGAGGACGGCACGGCCTACGATGTGCGCGTGCGCTCGATCTCTGGCCTCGGCGTGGTGTCGGGCTGGGTGGCAGTCACCGGCCACGTTGTCGAGGGCAAGAGTGCGCCGCCGCCTCGCCCCGACACGTTCCAGGTCGCGCGTATTGCGGACGGAACGCGGCGCTTCACATGGAGTCTCGCGAGCCTCCCGGCGGATGTGCGGTCCGGCGGCGGCTATCGCATCCGCTACAAGACCTCCTCCACGACCGACTGGTCCTCGATGACGGCGCTTCACGAGGGACTGCTCATCTCGTCGCCCTACGAGACGGCGGATCTCGCGAGCGGAACCTACTGGTTCGCCATCAAGACCGTGGATAGCTCGGGTAACGAAAGCACCGACGCACGCTTCATCGCGTCTGCGGTGCTCGGCGATCCGCCGCTGCGCGATGTGCTGCTCCAGCGGATCGAGCAGTCGCTGACATGGCCTGGAACAAAGACGTCGTGCTTCTCGGACACCGACAATGCGCTCCACGCGACCAGCAGCCAGAACTGGTCGAACCTCCCGAGCGCCTGGTCGAGCTTGCCTTCGACCTGGGACAACATCCTGACGAACAACAGCCCGATCCGTTACGAGACGCCGGTACTCGATCTCGGGGCCGATGTGACCTTCACGCCGCTGGTGACGGCGGTGGCGAATGGCACCGTCACCCTGGAAATGAAAACGGGCACTCAAGCCGATGGCACCGTCACCGGCTCCTGGGTCGCGCTGGCGCTGGTCGAGGGCAAGCGCTATGTCCAGATCCGTGCGAGCGTCGCGGACACGACGCCGGTACTGTCGGGCCTGACCACGATCATCTCGTCCAGCAGCTACACCGACACCTACGAGGATGTGAACACCGCCACCGAGACGGCGTCGTGGTTCAGCAGCGTGGCGGCGGGCCACTTCAAGATCGGGGCGCGCGGCCAGCTGGCGGCGATCTCGACCGCCCGCATCCTGGCGCTCCAGAATGTCGGTGCGGGCTGGTCGTGGGAACTGATCAGCAAGACGCAGACCGTCAATTCTGAGCCAGCAGCAGAGTTCAAAGTGTACAATTCTTCTGGTACACTTGCCAATGCAACGATCGATGTAGAGCTGCGAGGGCCACAGGCATGACGCTCCCGACGAACGCATCCAAGGCGAACTTGGACAGCGCGACGGACGATCCGAAGCTCGCGCGTCCTGACCTCGCGGACCTGGTGGACAAGTTCAACGATCTGTTGGCCCACCTCAATCTCAGCACGATCACCAGCGGGCCAGCGTCGATCCCGTTGTCGGTCGCCAACGGCGGCACCGGCGCAGCGACAGCCGCAGCAGCGAGGACGAACCTCGGCGTCGAGGACGCCACCGAAAGCGCCGCCGGTCGTATCGAGATCGCGACGCAGACCGAGGCCAACAACGGCACCGACGACACGCGCGCGCTGACGCCGCTCAAACTGGCGAGCATCGCTCCGGCCAGCGTGACCTTCGCAGCGAGCGATCAAGTGTTGATCCTTGATGCGAGCGACAGCAACAAGTTGAAGCGCGCGACGATCACCAGCGGCAAGGTGCTGCAAGTCGTCAACACGCAAACCGGCGCGATGTCCACAACGACTACGACGATTCCGTGGGATGACACGATCCCGCAGAACACCGAAGGCGCGGAGTTCATGACGGCCACAATCACGCCGGGCAACACGAACAACAAGCTCCGCATCGATGTGGTTTTCAACGCCGCGTCATCGAACGGTGAAATCACCGTCGCGCTTTTTCAAGACAGTACCGCCAGCGCACTTGCCGCCGTCGGGCGCGACACGATCAACACATCAGGCGCGATGCACTCAATCTGCATGACCCACTACATGACCGCCGGCACGACATCCGCGACGACATTCAAGGTACGCGGCGGCGTGAACGCGGGCACGCTGACATTCAACGGTGAGGTCGGCGCGCGGCTGTTCGGCGGCGTGTGCGCGTCCTCGATCACCGTTACCGAGATCGCAGCATGAGCGATCACATTGACCCGCGCGATTTCGGACGCCTTGAGGCCGAGGTCGCGACGCTCACCAAAACGGTCGAGGCGATGGCGGCGGATCTCAAGGCCGTGCGCTCGGCGCTCGACGCAGCGGGCGGCGGCTGGCGGGTGCTGGTCGCTGTCGGCGCGGCCAGCGGCGCGGTGACGGCGCTCCTGGTCAAGCTTCTGCCCTTCCTGCCGCTGCGCTGATGCCGACGCCGCCGATCTCGCGGGCCGAGGCGCATCGTCGTATCGACGCCATCGAGCAGGCGCTGCGCGAAGGCGGCACCGCGATGGGCGTGATGTCAAGGCGCGGCGAGCGATCGGCTGTCCGCATGGCATTCGACAGGCTCGGTCTGCGGCAGAGCGTTGATCGGCTGTCGGTGCAGAAGATCGAGGCCGCAGCCGGACGGCTGATCGACTGGTCCCTCTCGCCGGATGCCAGGATTTCGCCGGATGCCGCGCCGAAGCCGCGCTTTGTCCCGCCGACGATCCCGGCAGACGATGTGCCGGTCGAGCAGCTGATCGAGCAGCTATCCGACAGGTTCGCGCGCCGCGCCGAGAACGCGGCGGCGAAGCGGTGGATGCGCTACGCGCTTCACGACGCCGGTCCGTATCTGCTGGCCTTCGTCGGCGATCCTCATCTCGATGACAACGGATGCAACTGGCCGCTGCTGCGGCGCGATGTGGATCTGATGCGGACGCCGCATGTGCATGGCGTGATGCTCGGCGATGTCACGAACAACTGGTCGGGCAAGCTCCAGCGGCTCTACGCTCATCAGGATGTCACGCGCGACCGCGCGTGGAAGCTCGCGGAGTGGTATTTCGCCACCGTTCCGTGGCTGCTGCTCCTCAAGGGCAATCACGATATCTGGAGCCAGTCGCACGGCCAGGGTGACCCGCTCGACTGGATGGCGCGCGGCGCTGCTGGCCTAGAGGACTGGTCGGCGCGTTTCGAGGTCGCGGCGGGCGAGCACGTTGTGCGGATCTGGGCGAGCCACGATTTCAAGGGCCAGTCGATTTACAATCCGCTGCATGGTCCGATGCGCGCGCACCGCTTCTCGGCGGGCGAGGCCGACATCCTCGCGGCGGGGCATCAGCACCACTGGGAAATCTTCAGCGGCGAGGACGCCGACAAGGGAAGCAAGCCCCACTGGCTCATCCGCGCGCGCGGCTACAAGTACCTCGACCCTCACGCCGATCGGCATCAATACCCGCAGCAGCAGCACGGCGCGACCATCGCGGTCGTCGTAGATCCGTCGCGCGACGGACCGGCGGCGATCCAGTGCTATGCCGACCTCGCGGAGGCCGTTGAGATCCTGACGTTCAAGCGCGCGCGGTGGGAGGCTTCATGCCACGACGCAAAGCCGGATACGATGATCCCGAATGGGCCGAAGCCGCCGCGCACACGGGCGAGATGATGCAGGGCAGCATCCATGAGCTACGATCTGCCGATCCCCCAGGACGCCCCTACGAGCCGCAACGCGGGCCGCTCGGCTTCTGCATCGACCCGGCGGCGTATCGTTCCGGCGGTCGTCGTCGTCGCGTGGCTGCGCGTAGGCGAGCCGATCCCTGATGGCTGGCGCGTCGCCGCGCAACGCGCGACGCATCACCATCGACATGCCTTCCTCATCGAACAGGTGACACCGTGATCGCTGCCCTTCTCCCCGCGCTCGTCCCGATCCTCGGGAAAGCCATCGGCAACCTCATTCCCGACGCATCCGCCCGCGCCCAGGCCGAGGCCGAGATCGCGAAGCAGCTGCTGGCGTCGAGCGCCGAGCTTGAGCGCGCGGCGGGCGAGATTGTGCTGGCCGAGGCCAAGAGCGAGCATTTCCTGGCCGCGTGCTGGAGGCCGATCCTGATGCTCACTTTCGGCGGGCTGATCGTGGCGCGGTGGCTTGGCTACAGCGCGCCGGGCATCTCGGAGGCCGAGGTGTTGAAGCTCTGGGACATCGTGCAGCTTGGCCTCGGCGGCTACGTCATCGGCCGATCCGCCGAGAAGATCGCACCGCAGATCGTGGCGGCGATCAAGAAATGAGCCTCACCGCTCGCGATCGGAAACGCCTAGAAGGCGTCCATCCTGACCTCGTCCGCGTGGTCGAGCGCGCGTCGATGGGCAAGGTGCGCTTCATCGTGGTCGAGGGCCTCAGAACGATGGAACGCCAGGCGCAGCTAGCGCGTGAGGGCAGATCGCAGACCATGCGCTCGCGTCATCTGACCGGCCACGCGGTCGATCTCGCGGTGCTAGACGACGACGGCAAGGCGCGGTGGGATGCGCCGGCATACCGCACGCTCGCCGCCGAAATGAAGGCGGCGGCGGTGGTCGAGGGCGTGCAGATTGAATGGGGCGGTGATTGGCGTTCGTTCTTCGACGGTCCGCATTTCCAACTGCCGTGGGATCGCTACCCCGCCTAGCTATATCCCGACTTGTCGCGCGCCTCGATCTCCATCGGATGCCGCCAGTATCCGTAGCGCGTCAGCCACCAGAGATAGCGCACCGTGAAGCCTAGCGCGCCGTACCGCTCGATCTGCTCCAGGTGGACCTCCTCATGCGCGACGAGCCCGTGGTCCGGTGGCCACGTCGCGTAGTACGCGATGCCCCATGGCATCGTGATCGCCGAGAAGCCGGTGGCGCGCAGCCACCAGCGGATGACGAGCGGGGCGAAGCGGTGGGTCATGGCTTGGCCTCCAGCGTCTCGCGCGCCCGTGCGCCCGCGTCCTCGAATAGGTCGGAAAAGGGATATTTGTTATCCGACCCTGACAGCGCGCGAGCGCGGTCGCCGTACCACTGGACAGTTTGGCGCAGCCGCTCGACCTCGGCCAGCAGCGTGGCGCGGTCGTCAATTAGTTCCGTCAGTAGAACTCGCGCGCCATCGGTTGCGATGCCGAGCGTTGTGTCGAAATCTCCAACGATGAACGCATCCCAGATCTTTGGCGCAACAGATGGGGACTGCTCTCCCTTTTCTACCAATTCCAGAGCCCACCACACGACGTTGATGAGTTGGGTCTGCCAATCGCAGTCCTTGTCGTGAAGCTGCTCAAGGCTGTGCAGGTAATTCAGACTATCGATGACCTCGCTTTGCAATGAAAGCTCGGTTTTCCCAGCCTCATGCCGCGCGCGGATCTCTGCGATCTTGTCGTCGGTCATGGATTGACCTCCAGTGCCTCTATTCCATTCTCCATAAATCGGCACCTTTCAACCGCTGACTTGACCTCAAGAGCCTCTATTCCCTTCTCCATGATTCTGCATTTTTCAACCGCGCCAACGCTGGTTTGGGGAACCCAGTAACGCAGCCCATCCAGAGCGTCCCGTAGCGC